TACGCTTCCCCTTTGCTTGTCTTAGCGTCACTTCCTACGGAAAGGAGTTTCATTTGACCGCCTCCCGCAACTCGGCCTTTACGCGCCGCGCTACGTCACCGCGCCACGTCCCTGCATTATTTAGGAAATAGAGAATAATGGTCCGGGCATCATCATAATAAAACGAATCTCGAACGGTGTTCAAATGGTCCATTGCCTCCAAGTACGGACGGGCCGCAACGTGCACGGGTTGCCAATTGCGGCGGATTTCTGACGCGATTTCGAATATCTGTCGGCTCATTTTTTTTGTGTTTTTTTGGGTTTTGGTTTCACCGCCCAACTGAGGCGGAAATTGTGGAGTGCGCTTTCCGCACCTTTTGCCAATAACGGTCCGTTGCGCGTTTGTTTCGCGGTCCATTAGGTCCGCCATTCCAAATCCGGGCACGAACCTCATCGGTGACGGGAACCCCGTATCTCCTGCCGTAGTGGTCGGTGACGATGCGGAAAATCTCTGCCGACTTCGTTAAATCGTTCCGGTCCGCAAGGGTGTAACGTGTGCCAGCAATGCGGTTGGCGTCCCGCACGGTCACGGCCCAAATTTGAGCAGGACCGACAGCGCGGCCGCCGTCACCGAGGGCGTTGAGGTTGCCGCCGGATTCAACGGAGACGATGGCGGAGAACAGGAGAGCAAGAGCAGTTGTCATGTGTGTGTGTGTGTTGGGGTGAAAGTCAGCGAGCGGCTTGCGCGGCCCGGATCGCGACGAGCTTGCCAGCGAGCACAGCTTCCTTGCGCAACGCAGCGAGCACTTCGGCATGAGCTAGCGAGACAATCAAATCACGGCGCACGGAGATGCGGCGAATGCCGCGAGCCTCGGCCGCCGAGAAGACACGCTGCGAGAGATGGTGACGGAAGGTAGAGGCCAAGTCGGCCAACGTCGTCAGCGTGTTGTCATAGTCGCGTTGCAGCGCATCCAAATAGGACGCAGCGAGCGAGCGAGCGGCGCGTTCGTGGCAAGATAGGACGTCGGGTGAGAGCTTCGATGTGTTCATGTGTGTTGCTGTCTGTCCCCTAAAGTGAGCGGCCCACCTCTAGAGGTCAATACGCAATCACGCGAAATCCGCACACCCGATTCATCCCCTACTAGCTAAGAGAGAGAGAGAGAGAGAGAGGAAAGGAGAGAGGGAAGGATAGGAAGCCACCCGCTCATCTAATAGAGAAGGAACCACTCCACCCGATTGCCGGCGGATCGCGTGGAGCAGACAGACAGACACCGCCACGCCGTGGAATGCATCCCCTCCCCCTAGGCAAAAACCATTGCAACGCGACCCTATTGCCAGCAATCGCCTCGGCTGTCCGTTGCCAGCACCTTGCCATGCAGCACACTTGCGCGAGACAGGCGTTTGCGAGGCATTCCGTTTGCGCAACCTAGTGTCCTACCAATGCAATGCTATTGCTTTGCAATAGGGGGGGGAGGGGGTCGCGTGTGTGTTAGTGTGTGAACTTGGAATTGGTCAACAAGCCAACTTTAAAAAATTTGCAAATGGGGGCCACCGTACTAAGCAAGTGGTAGGGGTAGGTGCAATGTGGTGGGTAGACAAGGTGTGACAGAATGTCTCACTTAGGGATGGTTGGTTTTTTAAAAAATCTTGCAAATAGGCACTTGACATACCAATATGAGTCTCTGTATGGAGTTTGCATGAGCAAGAAGAAGGCAATTGTGAAGAGCGTGGAGGAGGCGCAAGCTACGCTTAATCACAGGTACATAGAGAAGAGGAAGCCCAAGGAGGCTGCTCTAGCCTTGGATATGCTGGCTAATGGGGAGACGTATGCGAAGGTGATGTCTACTACGGGTATAGGGTTTGTGGCACTATCGGCTTTGAGGGCGCGGCATGAGCGTGCTTTGGAGGTGAGGCGCAAGGAGCTTGCGTTAGATGGCTTTGAGATGGCGGAGAGGATGCGGGCGTTGGTGGCGAAGAAGACGGAGATGTTGATGGAGGATGATGAGGCGTTGATGAAGACGCCGCTTAAAGACTTAACGCTAAGCTATGGCATTAGTGTGGACAAGGGCTTGCAGGCTCTTGGGGAGCAGAAGGTGGTGGTGGAGCATAGGACGGGGAAGCCGTCGCTTGCTGATGCTATGAAGGCTATTGAGGAGGCTAGGGCGGCTTTACGGAATGACACCATTACAGTACTCACAACCCCTGTTGAGCGAGTGGGACCAGAAGTTGAAGTGGACGGCGACGATGACGAAGGAGGGGACGATAGAGTGGTGGAGTCCCGAGATCAGGGTTAAGGTGGTGTACTTTCCCGCGCTTTATGAAGATTACATACCAGAAAAACCCTACTAGTTCAGTTGGAATTATGTTTGGGAAGATGTATGTAAAATCTTCATGGACAAATGTTTCTACCGGAAAGCGCCATGTTAGTCTCTACTGGAACTGGACTTTGAGCATTGGTCTTTTCCGTGGCTTGCTTATGGTTAGCGGAAAACATAGAGCCGTATGTCGTTAGTCTGGAAGCAGCACCCAATACTGACGCCTCCTACGATTGAGGAGATGGCGCGGATGGACCCCAAGCAGTTGGTTCACCTGTGGGGTGTCTACCATGAGGCCATTGAGAACGCTGAGCGTGATCCCTATCGGTATGGCTTTAAGCTAGCCAATTGGATGGAGGCGGAGGATCTACTGGCTAAGAAGAATGAGATTCTTGTTAGCGGCGGAAATCGTTCGTCTAAAACGAGTTGGGCTGCTCATGCGGTGGTGAAGGCAGCGATTGAGAACGAGGGGTCCGTTATAATGTGCTTCGCCCAAAATGCTGACGTTTCCATCAGACAGCAGCAGTCCGCGATCTACGATGCGCTTCCCGAGGAGCTTAAGCGCAAAACTCTTGGTACTGAGGAGAATGTCTCCTACACGCGAAAGAATGGCTTTAGCAAGTCGAGCCTCATCCTGCCGGGGAGCAAGAGCCACATCATCTTCAAGACCTACTCCCAGTTCTTAAATAACGACACCATCCTTGAGGGTGCGGAGTTGGGCAGCCGGGAGGCTAAGTGGATTAACATTGGTACTTGGTGCGACGAGTACCTGATTGGCCCAGAGTTGTTGAACACGTTGCGCTTCCGTCTGGCTACGCGCAATGCCAAGATGATTGTGACGTTCACCCCTATTGATGGGTATACGGAGGTGGTTCGTGACTATCTAGAAGGTGCGCGGACAATTTCCTATAAGGAGGCCGAACTGCTCAACCACCGGAAGGTTCCGTTCCTACAGGAAAGCAAGAACCGAAATGCGGGGATCATCTACTTCCATTCCCGCGACAATCCCTTTGGTGGGTACGAGCGTATTGCCGAGGATCTGAAGAATCGTCCCGAGGACGAGATTCTATGCCGTGCCTACGGCGTTCCGACCAAGAGCAAGAGTACGCAGTTCCCCAACTTCTCGGTAGAGGTTAATGTCGTTAAGCATGAGTCCATCCCTGTTAAGGGACTCACGCGCTACATGATCCTCGATCCGGCAGGACGAAAGAACTGGTTCATGGCTTGGATCGGCGTTGATGAAGCCGGAACGTTTTGGGTCTATAGAGAATGGCCCGATGTAAACGTGGGAGATTGGGCTAAATGGCATGGCGGCAAGTGGATCGGCGGCGAAGGGTCCAAGGGCTTGGGCTATGGCATCAAGGACTATGTAGAGCTTATCGGCAATATGGAAGAGGATGAAACTATCTTTGAGCGGCTGATTGACCCTCGGCTGGGTGCGGCCAAGTACCAGACGCAGAATGGGGCGTCGTCCATTATAGAAGACCTTGCGGATGCTGGGCTTACCTTTGTCCCGGCCCCCGGTCTGGACATTGAGGATGGGCTACAGGCGTTGCAGACCAAGATGGCCTACAATCGCAAGGTGCCGATGGATAGCGTCAACCGCCCACACTTCTACATCTCTGATCGGTGCCAGAACATCATTGCCGCTCTACAGGAGTATACGGCGGATGGTGGCCCAGATGAGGCACACAAGGATCCTATCGACGTGCTGCGGTATGCGGCGATTGATGGCATCCGCTACGTTGACGATAAAGCATTTAACAAGTCTCGCAGAACCACAGGAGGATACTAATGGAACCTATCAATACCCCAATCATTGCTTTGGCCGATAAGCTGGGCAAGACCGTCAACGATCTGTTGGCTATTAAGAACACGAAGCTGACCAAGGGCCAGCACTACACAGGCTATGGCAAGAACACCTACTTTACCCCAGAGGGTGTAGCCGAGGTAGAGCTTGCGCTAGAAGTGCCGCTGGCTGTACCTGACAAGCTGAACGGTGTGGTGCTGCACCCAGCTAAAAACCCCGACTGGGTGATGGTGAAGCTGGAGCATAAGGACGGTAAGATCCCGGTGAAGATCGGGCGGAAATACCGTGGTAAACTTATCGGCAAGCGCATCATCATTGACGCAATCACAGACGCAAGCGGATCAACTACTTACCGTCATGCAGAACTCCGAGGATGACCCAACATCTAATCGTGAGTGGCTGAATGAACAAGTGGATCGTCTGCTTGGGTTTGAGATATTGCATCGAACCCTACACGCCCAGTATCAACCAATCGAACCAACTGCTCTCTCCGACAAAACCGGACTAGACCGTAATGCGGCTAAGCGGATTGTAACTCACCTTAGATCCATTCTGAAATGATTAACGAAGATAACGCCGAAGCCCTGACCTACGTTCAGAATACCCCGAACGTCAAAGCACTTGTCGATGCGTTCGACCGCACGGCGAACGATTTGGAGTTTTACTTTGACCAATGCCGCGACAGCTATGACTATCGCCGCAACATCTGGCCGGGCAAGTCGGACGATCTTCGTAAGCATGGGCCTGATGCGTTTCCATGGGATGGTGCCGCTGACAACGAGGCGCACGTCATTAATGAGCGCGTCAACCGCTACGTTGCTATTTTCATGGCCGCTCTTACGCGAGCCAACATCCGTGCCTATCCTGTAGAGGCTGGTGATATTGGTCGCGCTCGCACGGTGAGTGCGTTCCTCAAGTGGATGGTGGCTTCCTACATTCCGCAGTTTAAGCGGCAGATGGAACTTGGTGCCAACTATCTGCTGGAGCGCG